TTCCAGTCTGGTGCCAAGGAAATCGCGATTAACGTAGCTGCTGCCGGGCTGACGATCACCAAGGAATTCGGCGTGATACTGCAGGCAGTTGTCGATCATGTCCTGCATATTCTGAGCGATCACCATCATGGTGCTATCACCTTGACTGCGATCAAGCCGTTTGGCTTCTGCAGTTTCGGCCGATAACTTTTGACCAAGCACAGCAGACAATCCCAGTTCATTGATCTGCTTTTCGATTTGATCAAGCCGTTGAAACTGTGACGAAAAGGCATCTGATCCAGGAGCAATGTATTCTGCCCGGCCATCAGCAGGGAATGCAATCGCTTCACCAGGGCCTGCACTAACTTCTTCTGCAGCAGTCGGGAAACCGTAAAACGCAAGCATCGGGACTGCACTGATATGCAGCTGATTGTCTAGATCTGATTGAACTTGATATGCCTTGAGGTTTAGGTTCGCAATATCTTCAAGCGGTGGGCGTGATTCAAAGGTGTTTACCTTATTCGCGTAAGCAACACTGAACGGGATGCGATTTAGGCTTGTGCGTCCTTCGTCGATAACACGGAAATCACCTTTCTTTTCATCACGCTGGAACAGCTTGAATTCACCAGGCGTCAGAACACGCACCTGCTGCACTTGCTTTTCGCCGTATTCACCATCGGGGATGATAACGGTTTCAGACAAACGAAGCTGCGTTAGACGTTGTTCGCCTTCAGTTAATTCAGTCCTGAAGCCTAAAATGTCTCGTGGCGTATATGCACTCCAGTAAGGTCTACCACCATCACGCGGTGCATCAACCAAAACACCGACATGACCGTAACGGATCATCTTGCGTGCTGTTTCGTAGCACCAGACGTTTAGATCATTGCCTTGCAGGTCAACGTTAAAAAGCTGCTCACGGATTTGATCAGATGTATCGTTCAGGCGCACTGGTTTGCGTGTAAGCATCCCAGCCAGCATCCGTTCAAGACGCTGATAAAATGGCGGGCAGATTGAAGCAAGCAATCTGCGGTCATAGCTTTCGTCTAGTTCTCGCGGTTCTTGTGGAAGATACCGACGATGACGACGGCGGATTTCATAGGTGCCACCAATTAGATCTTCGATCAAAATCCAGTGTGGTTCTTGATTAACCCATGCTGAATTTGGATCGTTGACTTGCGAGACCTTGGCGAATAATTGCCGGTCATAGTGAGAGAAACCAGAATACACCGCCTAAATCCCGCAAGTCGATGTTTCTAGTTTAGTCTGCGTCTGCAGCAGTTAGAACAACACTGTTGCGGCCTACCTTGATGTCAAACGTGGTACCAGGATTAAGGTTCATGCCTTCGAGGTAGGCACTACCTACGATCACTTTGCCGTCAGAATGCACCTTGGTTTTGTGCGTGAGCTTACGGCCCATGCGCTTCTTAGGTTTCAGGTCAATGCCCTTGGCCTTCAGCAACGCTTCGTAGAAAGTGACGAAGTTGAGCTGTTCGGTACCGTCTTCTTTAATCGTGACATAGCCACATTCCCGAACAAGATCAGAACGGGAAGAATCAGCCATTGCTTTAGCCTTGGCAATCAAGTCTGCGCCTTCAAGCATGTTCAATGAACAAAAGGTGAACAGAGCTTAGGGTAAATGATGTCTGCGTTGTTGTCTAGTAAAAAGGGGGCTTTCGCCCCCAGTGTTGTCAGTCCATGTTGTTTGCAGCTGACTACGCATCTAACAAAATATCCATGGCTTCAGCTTGGCTCATGTGGATTGGGGACAGATTTCCGTAGCGATCTTTTATTTTCCAGCCAAATCCACGGCTATCTTCCAATGCAACAAGGCTCCAGTCAGAACGGGCGTAGCCTCTTGCGTGAACTCCTGCCTTTTTGTCGTAACCGAATCGAATAAGTTTCATGATTTTCAATCAATAAAATGTTGAGCGTGGGGGGGTCCCCATGAATTAAAGATACCCGAGAATGACCCCGTTTCCCCCTATTGTGTGCAGCTTGCGCAACTGGCTTAATAGATTCTGATGCCGGTTCCACGACCTGCTCTTGCATACAACGGATTGAACAGACGCCAGATCATGTAACCAATGGCGTCGTTCATGTGATCGTACCCTGCATCTTTGTCCGGCTCACCTTTCTCCGTGTAGCTTTGCAGCTCCAGGCATTCAATCGTGCGCTTACAGTTTTCCGTAATCTGCACCCTTACTTGTCCTTTCCCGTTCTCCAAAGCAGCTTGAACAGCAGCCACCCGATCACGCACGGGAGGATTTGACCTTTCTGATTGATTGCTGAATCCGTAGCTTTGCAAAATTTCGATGTCAGTTCTAGTGGCGTTCGTGCTTCGATTGCCGCCAGATGCGTCAGGGTAGGCATATAGCTGACGGTGGGGATAACGTCTTTTAATTTCTTGTCCGATGGCATCTGTGTCATGACCACCGCTGATTTCATCAATGAAGATGAGTTTATTTGGTGTGCGTACTGCGATCACCGCACTCATGTTGCCGATGTTGAAGTCAACGCCAACGTGTAAAGGTTCATTATCAGCGTCGAAGGATTTGATGACATGCTTCTCACGATCGAATCTGTCATAGACCTGCCCTGTGTTCAGGTTTACAAACTCACCATCAAGATACGCCTTCAGCAGGCTTGGGTCGTAATTAGCCTTTAAGCGTTCAATGAAGTCTGGCGGCAGATGTGGATTGTCTACTGTCTTCATCTTGATGAGCTTTCGGTCTGGACGTTCGAGCGCCTCAGAACTCCCAAACTCGTTGTACAACCACTTAAAGCCTTCTGGCGTCGATGCTGCAGCAAATTGTCTGGTGTTACCGGATCGCAAGCGACCAAGGATCTTGGGGAACGCCTTTGATGTGATCGCAGTGTTTACAACGTCTACCTCATCAGCGCAGCAAAATGCAAGGTTCAAGCCGATGATGCGTTGGTAGTTCTCGAAGCTGCGGCATAGGATCTTTGTGTCACCACCAGGCAGGTGCAGGATGTATTCCGGCAATGGCGAAGCCCTGAAGGTATGCGGGATCTCGTAGTGCTCCAGGAAGTCATCAAAATCATTGAGCCAGATGTCACGAATCAAAGGGCCCGTGGGTTCCATGACGCAACCGATGAAACCCTGATTAGCAATGGCTAGCGCAAGGGTCTTGGCGCATAGTGCTCTAGTTTTGCCTGCACCGTAACCGGCTGATATTGCCAAGATCTGCGAGTCTTGATCTGATACGAAGTCAAGTTGCCCTGGATGCAGATCAGCCTTGATGCGATTCAGCAGCTCGTTTGCATCTTGCAATGCATGGGCTTCACCCAGCTTTTGCAGGACGTTCCCTTCAGGGACAACATCAAGAATCGACATTACGCAAACATGCTCCGCGCAGTTGAGCACGCTTTTCTTCGATCAAGTGCATCGACGACACTGTGCAACATGCCGTAACATCGTTGATCTTCATGCACACCCGATACATGCTGTCTTCTGTTGCTTCATACCAGAATTCTTCAGTCATGACACAAGCTGAGCAAGTTTTGCAGCGGTGTTGATACAGCCCAGGGCCACAGATAATTGCCCGCGTTTACGAGCTTCCATCTGCAAAGTAGAAGCCTGCGACAATAATTCAGACACCATTTCATACCGTTCCATGTCCCAATCTTCACGCAACAACTCGCGTGCTTTCTTAATGTAAGCATCAGCTGTGCGTGATGAGACTCCCCAGTTCTCCGCTGCAAACCGAATGCAATCGGAGCGTTTTCCGCCATTAGCGAGGATGCGTGCGCAGCGATTAGCACGTTCCATCGTTTGTTGTTTTGTGCCTCGATGCGCTGCCATCATTCCTCCTGCGGTGCAAGGATTGCTTCACGACCAGTGAAGTCTGACCAGCGTTTAACGATGACGTCGCAGTATTTAGGGTCTAGCTCCATCATGCGGCAGTGACGGGAGGTTTTCTCACAGGCGATGAGTGTGGAGCCTGATCCGCCGAAGAGATCAAGCACTGTGACGACCTTGTGATTGTTTATAGCCCGTTGTGCAAGTTCCACTGGTTTTTGGGTTGGATGAAAATTATTAGTTGCATCACGCTTCATCTCCCACAAGGTTGCCTCTGTAGATGCACCACACCATTTAAGGGTTGAGCCTTTTGGCTTCCAATAGAGGCAAGGCTCATGACGTTGTTTGTATTGGGCGTTCATCGCAGCATATTTAGCGTTGGTTTTATGCCAAATGATCAAGGCATGAATTTGCCCAATAGCTTCTACTGCTTGGTAAAGTTTGAGAGGCTTGGTGCCTGCAAACCATGTATAACATGGTCCATCGCAAAATTGAGCAATTATAGGAATCACGTCTGAATAGATTTGATCGTCGGCATCATTTGCAAGTTTTTCGCGCTTGCGCTTAATGTTGACATCGCCACTGTGAAAGTGTCCGCCCTCGTAGTTGACTCCATAAGGCGGGTCAGTGAAAACCATGTCTGCCTTCTTGCCATCCATCAGGCGTTCGACGTGCTGGATGTTGGTGCTGTCGCCGCAAAGCAAGCGATGATCACCAAGAATCCAAAGATCGCCTGGCTTTGTGATTACTGCGGCTTCGTCTACTTCAGGAACATCATCAGGGTCAGTGTGTTCTTCACCGGGTAGCTTTTCGACTTCACCGATGATTTCAGCCAAGTCATCTTCATCAAACCATGGGCTGATGTCTTGTTCTTCACTGAGCTGATGCAGCATTTCTGCATCCCAGTCTGATAAATCGCTGGTGCGGTTATCTGCTAGGGCGAGACCTACCTTTTCGTGTTCTGTTAGATCAGTGCGACGAACAGCAATGATTTCATCACCTGCTGTTTCGATGATGCGTACATTTTTGATACCTGCAGCCTTTGCACCTTCGATGGTGCCATTACCTGCGAGGATGCGATTGTCTTCGTCAATGACGATGCTACGGGCTGCACCGTAACGCTTAATTGATTCCTGAATCAGCTCTGCAGATTGATTCGTGCGTTTACGAGCGTTTTTATGATCTGATTTGAGATCGTTAATGCTTGTCACGTAGTGAAAGCTTGCATTTGCTTTAACTATACCGAGTTTTGCGCATTTAGGAAACGAGCGAATGCGCCGGGGCGTGGTTTGAAGCTGCGACGGTAGGTTTTTTTGGTGCTTGAGATGTAAAGCTTGCGGCCATCGTCGGTGATGATGTATCTAGCGCCGCGTGGGGAAGTGTGGATTTCGTGGTTGCCGATGTACTTTTCAGAGATGGTTGCCATCAGTTGTTCTCCTGCTGTTGTTGTGGGCGCATTGCTTTTAACTTTTGATCAAAACGACGAATGGCCTGAGTATAAGTCCCTGGTTCTTCCAAATACTGCTCCCAGGCTTGAATTACCTCCTCCAACTGCCAATCGGCAGCGGCACGCATGTCATCTTCACTGTACAAAACTTCATCTTGGTGAACATGTGATTGCCATCGAAAGCAAAGATTATTGGCAATCTCGCGGCATTTTGCGTCAGTCAG